CTCTTCTCTCTAATAAACGTAGCTCACAAAGAAAGTTGTTGTTATTAACAACTCTCTTTAAAATAGAAACGCTGATAATAAAAGTTATTGTTATTAATACAGCACTGTTTGTTAAAACCCTCAATTGTTAAATGCCCACGTTCAAACAAAAGTACCTAAAATACCCACCCCAATTTAGAAGTACCCAATTGAATGGAGTGTATGCCCAGAAAATAGGGAAAATGGAGTATGTGCCTTAGAAATAAAAAGGGTATGGGGGGGTGTGTTTTTTTGAAAAAAGTTTTGAAAATTTTTTAAGCCACCGGCCTAGTACAAAATTTTCAAGGGTCAAAATTTTTAACACCCCCAAAAATTCAGAAATAAAAATTTTTAACACCCCAAAAATTCAGAACTAAAAATTTTTATTACCCTATGCTCTAAACTCCCTAATTTGACTTTTCCCCAATTTTCCGTTATAATTTAATTAAATCAAAATGAAAGAGGTGAGATAATGAAGTTTAAATTAGACTTCAACATATATTCAGCAAAAGACCGTTTAGAAGCAGTGCGTCAAATTGACCTCTCTTCTCTCAATAAAACAGAACTCGAAACCGTTACCAACTACGTCCTCTATGGAAAAGACGAAGACGGCACATCCATTGTCGACCGCAAAGAGGTTCAAATTAAAACCAAGTTCAATTCTTATCAAAAGGACCGAACCGTTTCCCTTGAAGAACTGCTCGAATCCCCAACTTTTGACGAAACAATTTTCCAAAAAAATCGCACTATTTACAAAAAAGGCAAACCCCAAATTGATAAGGAGAGAGCCGCTACAATCCCCGGTATGGTGGAACTTTGGGAACAAATTGACAACCTAACCCACATTTTAAGATAGAACGAAGGTAAAGAGCCCTTCCAGCCCCAAACTCCCCACTTAGACTCCCACCAAATCTATTTACTAAATCATCATTTAATTTAGCTTAGAACTTCCCAATATTATCTTTGGGACTCAGCTTTTCCCACAATGGGGACGCAAAAGAACAAAGCCGAATTTCACGACACCCCATCAAATTCACACCTATCCTATCCAGTCTTCCCGCGCGGCCTCACACGTTATGAACACGACCATCTTTTCGAGAATCCGAGAACCGACAATACAAAAATTTGGGAGATTTTAACAGACGATTATCTTGAAGAACTAAAGGCGGCGAAAAAACCCTATTTCGATTTTCGAGATTCAAACCATCTTTACCAACTTATTTAGCACTATGAAGAAATTTAGGACTTTATTAAGGATTATCCAGATTCCTTACTTAATAATCTTCTTTGGACCTTAGACTTTTACATTGAAAAAGCGAATTTGAGCGAGCAACAACTTTTGATTGTGGAATGCAAGAAAAAGAGGATGCCGAATAAACAAATTTCACAAGTTTTAGATAAAGAGCTGGGGATTCACCATTAGGAGAATTATATTTCAACAATTTGGAATAAGGCAGTTGGACTTATTAAGGAAGCCGTTGAACTTAATTTTGACGAATTTATTTGTAAGGATTATAAAAAGGCTTGGAAAGTTTGTAATAGATGTGGGAGAGAACTTTTAAGAGACTCACGTAACTTTGTTAAGAAAGCAAAGGCCGCAGACGGGCTTACCGGGCGTTGTAAGTAGTGTGATAAGGAAATTAGGCAAGGGGCACCCACAATTTTATATCCATAGAAGAAGAAATGATGTTGCGCCGCGACCCATTCAGTTGGCACAACTCAATTAAAGGAGTTGATTTGATTGTTTTTTAACAAAGTAGAAAAATAGATTGAGTAGTTATTAAACTGCTTTAAAGATTTTTAGGTTACTGACCTTGTTGGTTTTGGCAAAATTTTAAATGTTGAGGAGAAAGAAGATTTTGCAGACTTTTGTACAGATATTTGCATGGCATTTGCAAGCGAGGATTCAAAAAGACGTAAAGACCTTTTGAAACTCGCAAAAGATATTAAGGTTGCAAATAATAACATGGTAGCTAAGGGGGGTACAGAATCCTAAAAATTTCAAAAAAGGTACTACATAGGTGTTGCGCCGCCATAGCATTAGTTTAAAGAAACGCCCTAAACTTCTTTAAATTTATGCGTGCCGGCGCAACATTTTATTTGGAGGCTTAATTTGGAGTCTTAATTTAATTTGGGGGCTTAATTTGAAGTCTTAATTTAATTTGGAGGTGATTTTAATGGCACTAAAAAAATGTTAGAGATGCGGAGAAGAAAAGAATACCGCCGCATACATTGCTGTTAAATCAATAATGTTTGGTGGCAGTTTGCCTATTTGTCGCCAATGTTTAATGGATTAGTTAAATTAGGCAGATAAAAAAGGAGAGCTATGGAATGTTGCAGATAAAATGTGTTAGTGGGCAGATGTTCCATTTGTTCCTGAAAAATTTGACGAGATTTATAGAAGTAAGGGAAAAGACGCTATTGGTACATATATAGCGATTTTTAGAACAAAACCTTATGATACTCTTGATTGGAAAATGTATAATGATGCGTATTTATAGGTTTAGGAAGAAAACAGAGTTGAAGATGCGCTTCCCAACGTTAGAGCGGCGAAAGAGAAAAAACTTAAATAGAAATGGGGCAAGAATTATGATTAGGAAGAACTTGAATACTTAGAAAACCTACATGTTGGACTTCTAAATTCGCAAAATGTTGTTGGAGCATTGAATGAAGACCAAGCCTTAAAACTTTGTAAGATTTCTTTAATTATAGAGAATAAAATTCGCGCCGGCGAGGATTTCGATAAAGACCTTAGAGCTTATGACTCTCTTTCTAAATTGGCTAACCTTACTCCAAAAGTAGTTAAGGATGCAAACGAGTTAAATTCTTCTGGAGAACTTTTCGCTTATTTAGAAAAAAGAGGAGTTAAAATTGACTACTATGATGAAGAGGTTAGAGACGAAGCCGATTTCGCACTTAAAGATATTAAAATGTGGAATTAGGCTTTATATGTAGGTGAGACTGGTGTTGCAGAAGAAATTGAACAAAGAATTGAAAATTTAAAGGTTGCGGCGCAACTGTCTGGAATTAATTTTAATGAGAAAGAGTTTAGAGATTATCTGAAAGAATAGGGTTCTTCACCTTTAGAAGAGGAAGATTTCAAAATTGATATATGGGATGATGAAAAATGACGACTTAGATTTTTTTACCAAAAGACATCATAAATGTTGTCCACTCGTCAATTCATGGACAAAGCAAAACTTATATGAAGAATGGGATAGTTTTAGAAAAAGGCGTAGTCCTTACGCCGCAAAGGGTGGAACGAAACTTTGAGCTTTATAAGAAATATTATGAGGTTTGGAGCGTTTATCCTGACCTTTATTTAAAAGAAATTTTACCCTCTACTTCTAAATTTAGACTTAAATTCTTTTAGATTTTGTTTTTAAGAGCTTGCTTACGTCATGGACGTATACTTACTATCGCACCTCGTGCCGCCGGTAAATCATTTATTTGTATTCTTGCTTTAATGTTGATTTGTATTTTCAGACCCGGCAGTAGATGTTTTAGTTGTGCTCCCGGTAAAGCTCAGTCTGCAAAAATTGCAAGTTAGAAAATTCATTAGCTTTGGGAAATTTATCCACTTCTTAAAGGCGAAATTTAGGGAGAAGGTAATTTTGGTTCTGACTATGTAACTTTAACATTTAGAAACGGGTCTTAGCTTACAATTATGACACCTATTAACTCTACTCGTGGTAATCGTGCTACTGCCGGCATCATTGATGAATACCGTGACCACGATGCAGACGACATTAATGAAATTATTCTTCCTTTGTTAAACGTTGACCGCCCTATGAAAAATTAGGAAGTTAATCCTAAAGAACCGCAACAAGTTCAAATGTGGATTTCATCTGCATCAGACAAAAATACTTTTGCTTATGATAAAACAATTGAAATGTTGGAACTATCAATTATTAATCCTCATAATGCTTTTATTTGGGGCTTTGACTATCGAGTGCCGGTTTAGACAGGATTATTGTCTAAAGACTTCTTAAATGAAATGAAAATGAGTTCTACCTTTAGTGAATCTGGTTTTGCAAAAGAGTATATGAGCAGATTCGTAGGTAGTTCCAATGAAGCGTGGTTTGACTATGATAAATTTTTATAGTATCGCCGCCTTGTTAATCCGGAGACAAAATATACAGTAAGAGGCGGAAAAGATGGAGATTTCTTCTATATAATTTCTGTTGACGTTGCTCGCCGTGGCTGTCAAACGGTAGCAACAGTTTTAAAAGTATTCCCTAATGAAGAACGATATAGAATGAATTTAGTTAATTTATTTGTACTTGGTAAGACTGAGGACGAGAAAGTTTTTGATGTCTAGGTTCTTGAACTTAAACGCTTAATTAAACGATTTAATCCTAAGGAAGTTGTGATTGATATTAACGGATTAGGTATTGGTTTCGCCGATTGTATGATTAAAGAAACCTTTGACCCAGCCACACAAGAGTTTCTGCCAGCTTACGGCTTTTTCAATAGAGATGAATATGACTTAATTCAACCTCGCAATTGCCCGAAAATCCTTTATGGTATTAAAGCAAATTCTACATTAAATAGTGAGATGCATAGTGCATTGTATTCTGCTGTGTATTCCGGCGCAATTAGTTTTTTAATTTCAGAGCGAAAAGCAAAAGAAAAACTTTTAGGAACTAAAGTTGGTTAGAGAATGTCGCCAGAAGATAAGATTAAAAGATTAATGCCTCATGAATTAACTTCAATTCTAATTAATGAAATTATGAACTTGAAAGTTAAGCCTACCGGCGTAAGTAATCAAATTGCAGTAGAACAAATTAATTAGCGAATGACTAAGGATAAATTCTCTGCTTTGGAAATGGGTGTATGGAGAATTGTTCAAATTTAGAACGAAGAAATTGCTCATAAACAAAATAGAGGTCTTTGTCGTAAACTCACATTTTATAGAGCAGGAGGTGGTAGACGATGAATGTAAATACAGATGGTCTAACTCCAGAACAAATTGACCGTTTTAATAAACAAAAACTCGAAAATTTTAAAAAGGCTTTTAGAAATATGGTTGCTACTACATAGGCAGCATATGTAAAGTCTGATGATAAAAGTTATAGGGAAAGACATTAGACCTATACCAGAGAAGAAATTGAAAGAGTTGTACGAACTGGCACTTCAATTGAACGTGCGTCATTATCAGAATATTTCTTTGCTACAAATGGACTATATAAAAGAATTATTCTTCACTATGCTACTTTTTTAACCTACTCTTGGGTTCTTGTTCCTTATCCAAAAGATAAACTTGGCAAAGGTAATATTGCTGAAAAGAAGACTGCGGCGACTTATTATGATGCGTCTGATTTTTGTACTACCTTCCAAATTGACCGTAAATGTACTTTATTTGCAAAGGAAGTTTTAGTTAAAGGAGCATATTATGGTTTAATTCATGATGAAGGACAGAACGTTGTAATTCAAGATTTGCCTTTTGATTATTGTCGTAGTCGTTTTAAGAATGCACAAGATGTAGATATTGTAGAGCTTAATTTAGCTTTCTTTGATACGATTAGAGATGAGGAATTAAGAAATGAAATTCTTAAGACTTATCCTGCAATTATTTATAAGGCTTATCGAAAATATAAACTCCATAATGGACCAAAGTGGATGTTTCTGCCGGCAGAGATGGGAATTTATTTCTCTTATTTTGAAGAAAGACCCTTCTTCCTTGACCTTATTCCTTTACTTGATGACCTTGATGATTATAAGCAAATTGATAAAGATAGAAATATGCAGGCATTAAGAAAAATTTTAGTTCAATAGGTTTTAACTGATGGAATGAAGTTGGTATTTGAGCCACAAGAAGCTGAACAAATGCATGAAGGTACATTAGAGATGCTTGCTAATAATCCTGATGTAGACGTTTTAACTACTTATAATAAAGTTGAATTACTTGATATGAGTAGTGATGATGATGAGAAAACGGAAATTGAAGACGTACAGAACTTAATCTATTCTTCTGCCGGCTTATCAAAAGAATTGTTCTTTTCTACAACAGAAGCTGGTTTAAACTATTCAATTAGTAATGACCTTGCTATGATGATGATTTTAGGTTAGCGTTTTGCTCACTTCTTTACTGCTCTTTTAAATTATAAGTTTGAAAATAAGAAAGTTAAATTTAAACTTCTAATTTTACCTATTAGTTACTATAATAGTGCAGACTATACTTCTCGTGCAAGAGAACTTGCTTCATTTGGTTATAGTTTCTTAACTCCAATACTTTCTACCGGTCTTGACCAAACAAATCTTTCTGCATTAAAAGACCTTGAAAATGATTTATTAGACCTTGATGAAGTATTAAAACCGCTTCAATCTTCTTATACTTAGTCTGGTAAGGCACAAGGTGAACCAATTGGTAAGACCACGAAAACTGAATAGAATACGGAGAAAAAGGAAACAGAAGAAAAGAAAGAAACAACCGAAAAGAAAGAAACAACCGAAAAGAAAGAAACCGAGAAGAAAGACGATAAAAAGACTACTGAAAAGAAAGATTCTAAATCTGAATCTTCCACTAAGAAAAAGGACGATAAATAAATTACGTTGCTCTGCCGCCGTCCTTGATTATGTTCTTCCCTGGACGGCCTCGGCGGCGCAAGGTAATTTAGAAATATAAGAGAGGTGAGTTGAATGGAATTTGATAAAATCCCAACCACCCTTGATGTGACCCTCTATGGAAATATGGAATAGGTATCAGACGTAATGTCTAAATGCCGAGTACGAATTTTCTATAAAGGCATGAATAGAAACCGTACATATATATCAGAAGATTTTGCGAATTAGTTAATTTCTTCTTTAGCTTATGTTCCAGTAAAAGGAATCTTTAGTAAGGAAGATGTGGACTTTACCGACCACGGTGAAGATAATACTGATGGCAGAATCTATGGTATAGTACCAGCGGATTCTAACTTTGCTTGGGAAGACCATATGGATGACGATGGCGTAGTGCGAAGTTACGCTTGTGCAGATGTTCTTCTTTTTACTGGACTTTACCCCGAAGCAAAGCTCATTCCTACTGAATCTCAATCTATGGAGATTTTTAGAGGTAATTTAAAGGGTGAATGGAGAATTTCGGAAGAGGACAAACAGCCTTATTATTACTTTATGAAAGGTTGCTTAGTTGGTCTCTAGGTACTTGGTATGGACACAGAACCCTGTTTTGAGGGTGCTGCTTTCTTTAGTCATATCAATCCTGATGAAATTAAGGTATTGGTTGATTATATACGTAATACTACAAGTAAAAAGGAGGAGATTAAGACAATGGACAAGACATTATTTAGAATTTCTGATAATCAGAAGTCTATGATGATTGAGAGCTTAGCTAATCCTAATTTTAATGAAGAGGGTGGATGGGTACAAGACCGTATCGTTATTGATGTATATGACGATTATGCTCTTAGCATTAATTTAAAAGGTGGCTATGAAAGAGTTTACTATGCTAAAGATGGTGACGAGATTTCACTTGGAGAAATTGTTCCAGTTTCTATTGTTGATGTTACAGAAAGTGAATATGCCGCTCTTGAAGCTATGAAATCTCTTGGTGGCTATGAAGCCGCTAATACAGCTTATACTGAATCTACTGAAAAGGTTACTTCTTTAGAGTCTGAAAAAGCTGAATTTGAGTCTAAGGTTTCTGCACTTGAAACTAAGGTCTCTGAACTTGAAACTAAAATTTCTGAAAATGAAACTACTATTGCAGATTATACTGCAAAGGTTACATCTTTAGAGTCTGAAAAAGTTGAAATGGAGAAAAATCTTTCTGACATTACAGTTGAGAAAGATTCTCTTGTCGCATTTAAGAAAGGTGTTGAAAAGGAGAGAAAAGAAGCTATTCTTGCAAAATATGAAGAATATCTATCTGAATCTGCAGTTGCACAATTCCAGACTAATATGGATAACTTCTCTGTTGAAGACTTCAAGAAAGAAGTATGTACTGCCGCAGTTGAATCTGATTCAACAATTTTCGCAAATAGACACAATGAGCCAGAAATGTTCTATAAAGGCGGCAATCCAGACGAGGGAAAGATTGTAGAATCTCCCGTAGTTAGACTTTTAAATAATTATAAGAACGGAGGTAGTAAATAATGGCGATTAAATTTTTTGATTGCAAGGGTTATGGTCAGATTGAACCTAGCCAAGTTTGGTTCACAAGAGCCGGCATGAGCGAATCTCAGTGCGAACTTGACCCTGATGTATTTGCAGCGCATTTCCCAGTTCTCCCTACTGAAGTAGCAGAGGGTAAAATTGTCGCTGAAAACGGTGCTTTCCTTATGATTGACAAGGAAAGAAAAATTGCAACTATTCCTACAAAGACTTTAAGTGATTTAGGTTATAAAATGGGAATTAACTATTCTACAGAAAGAATTTATAATCAATACACACCCGGCAGACGTAATTTCTGCATGATTGCTGGTGAGTATAATCCGAGAATCGGTTTTGTTGAACCCGGCATGAGAATTTGTACAAATGCAGTTGCTTGGGATGATGCAAAAGGTATCTTTAGTGGTCTTGTAACTTCTAATGAAGTTTATGATAAGGTTAAGGAAACTATTGCAACCATGAGAGATGCGGCTAATGGTAGAAAGTCTACTATTAATCCTGCTACAGGCGCAGTTACAAATACTGGTTATAATAATCCTACTCCTATTTACGTTGGCGTAACAAATGAATCTCAGGGTAAACTCGTTCTTGGTGTTGCTCCTGCTGATGCAATCGGCGGCGTTCTTGGTGTAGTAACAGAAGCATATTACAACGCAGACAATACAGATTCTTTCAAGATTATGTTCATTGACCCTGCGCAAGTACAGTAAGGTAAGGAGGTAGAAAGATAATGGCTAATGTAGATATTAAAGCAGTAAAAGACTTAGTAGTTCATTCTTTTTACGGAACAAGTCCTGACCCTACTAAGTTCTCTACAAATGATGTAAAAGACACTTTAAGAGATGAAATCCACAAGATTGCATCTGATTATAATTCTTATAGAAGAAATAAGAATGACCTTTTTGAAATTATGCAGGAAGCATATACTGAAATTCTTCCTAAGTCTGTTGAAGAATTTATCGGTACATTTGCTGAAATTAAAACAGTACCGCTTAAGACTAAGGCTCAGTTCGTAATTAAGACTGGACGTAGACGTGCAAAACAGTTTATTACTACAGTTGCACTTTCTGGCGTTTATGAGAGCTTTAGACTTGATAGTAATACCTTTGAACTCGGCGGACGTGCTATCGGTGGCGCAGCTTACATTGACTTTGAACGTTATCTTTGCGGTGACGAAGATATTGCAGAGTCAAGTAATCTTCTTATTGAAGGTATTCAGGATGCCATCTACAGAGAAATTCAGAAGGCTCTTCTTGCCGCAGTTAATGCAGTTGATAGACCTGCTGCAAACAAGGCATATTCTAATGGTTTCGACCCTGACTTAATGGATAAACTTTGTCAGGTAGCTAGAACTTATAGCTCTAATGGCGGCGTAACAATTTATGCAACACCTGAATTTGTAAGTGCTATGGGTCCTGATGCAATTGGACTTCCTATCTATGGTTCTACTCTTATTAATGGCGTTCTAACTCCGGGTCTTCCTCAGACTGCTGGTTATGCAACACCTGTATATAATCCTCGTAACATTGAGGAAATTGCTCAATATGGTAGAATTAAGACATTCCGTGCGAATCCGATTGTTGAACTTCCTCAGTCCTTTACTGATGAAAGAAATGAAACTTATGTAATGAATCCTGCTGCCGCTTACATCTTTCCGAATGGAGATAATAAGCCTGTTAAGGTTGTATTTGAAGGACCTGCTCAGGTTGATGATTGGCAGCATAGAGACCGTAGCTTTGAAGTTGAAGTTTATACTCGTGTCGGCGTAGCAATTCTTACAAACCATGACTGGTGTGTATACATCAATGGAGAACTTATGGACCAAGACAAGTATCCTACATAGTATCAGCTTGAAATTAATGCTGACACATTTGATAACGACCCGTTCGTTTAATTTAAACTAAAATAATATATTACCAATGAAACGGTGAGTGAGTTAATACTCACTTACCGTTTTGAGTTAAAAGGAGGAGATTTTTTATGGCAACAAGAATGGTGAAAGTTACTAATATGGTAAATGCAATGGTTAGTGTAAAAGACACCGCCTATAATGTAAATAGAAGATGGAATAAGAGAGGACAGACTCTTCCAATTCCTTACGAAGCTGTAGAGGGCTTACTCTGGCAGGATGGCTTTAGAAGAATGATTGATAGTGGTATTCTTTATATTGCAGATATGAAAGATAAGCAAGACCTCGGTCTTGAACCACTTGAAGCAAAAGAACCTGTCAACATTATTGCACTAACTGAAATTCAAATGAAGAATTTACTTACATCTACACCTCTTACTGTATTTAAAAAAGAAGTTCAGGCTCTACCTAGAGTTCAGGTTGATAACCTTATTGAATATGCTATTCAGAATAAATTAACTGATAGTGAAAAATGTTCTTTTTTAAAGACTCTTACTAAAAAAGATATTCTTGCCGCAATTAGTGCAAAAGAAGATGATGAAAGAGAGGAAGCGAGAGAAAGAGCAAAGCGTGCCGCTTATGCTGAAGAAGGACGTAGATAAGGAAGTGATTAAATGATAACCTTAATGGACGTTTATGACGCTTTTTTAAGTAAGGTGAATGAGGACGATTGGTCACAATGTTATTCTAAAGAAGATTTGGAATGGTTTATAAAAGACTGGCGAGCATTTCTCAATTCAGCACTTCTTTATTTTAAATTTCCACGTTGTAGCTTAGAAATTGACGAACAAAATCAAGTATTCGTTGATGAAAATATGGGTTCTCCAGAAGTCCATGTTCTTGCCACTTACATGAAACAAGAGTGGTTAAAAAGAACTATTGACTCTTGGGAGAATATTAAAACTCAATATGAAGAAAAAGATTTTTCCCAAGCCAATCTCCTAAAAACTTTTATTAGCCTTAAGGATTAGGTAATTGAAGAGGCAAAATTTGCAGAAAGTGTTTATTATCGTTCTGTATAGAAAAAGCCTTTCAATTATAAAAAACTTGCCGGCGGGCGCAAAAGTTGATTGATACAATTCAGACCACGAAAGAAGCCTATAGAGATAAAATGAAGAAGAAACTCTATGGACTTCTCCGTGAGAGAGAGAAAGATGGAGAATGGGAAAAGTATTTAGATACGATTTTAATTGAGTTAATGGGTTATTCTGACCGAAATAAAACAATTGATTACTACACTCTTTTCGGAAAATTGTCTGCTTGTAGATATTTATCTTACAAATACTATCGCAAAACCATTTTTGAGTGTATGAATTTATTTGACAGGATTGATGCGTAATGGGTAGTTATTTTGAAGATGTATATTTAAAGAGAATTAATAAAGACGGAAAGAATTAGTAGGATAGGGTTAAAACAAGAAAAGAGAAAGAATTTGACAGACTTTTCTTGTAGAAAACTGAATATAGATGTCATTTATACTCAGTAAATGGCACGCCGCGAGACACAATTTGTTCTCTCCAACCGAACAAGTGGAATGAGAGTAACTTAATTGGAAATTTGCTTATGTCCACCCAAGCCGCACCTTTAAAAACGGGTGATATTTTAAAAATTAAGTAGAAAATTAAAGAAGAAGAACAAGACAAAATTTGGCTTGTGCTTTTTGTTGAAGAAAATTTAACGAAAGGTTATTAGCTTTTTAAAATAATTTGCTTAGATAACTTTGTTAATTTAACCGATGAATATGGAACAACAGAAGATTGTTTTCCTGTAAAATTTGTTAGTGCTACGGCGGCGCTGGTTATGGATACCTTTGTTCACTCACATGGACAATACGGTTATAGAGAACCGCAAGCTAACAGATGTTTTATCACAAGAGATTTTGACTTCTTAGATAAAGGTCATCATTTCTTATATAAAGATAGAAGATGGGAAATATCAGGTATTGATAATATTAGTATTGATGGCGTTGCCTATGTAACAATTTCTGAGAGATTGGTAAAGCCAGAAGAGCCTGTATCTTCTAAAGATATACTTGTCGGTGAAACTGAAAACTTTTTCTTAAATGGTAGGTGAGATAAATGAGAGAATTTTCCGAAGCAAGATATGGTCAAGAGCATGGAAAGAATTTAATTAAAATTTCTAAAAAGTTAATTCAAAATTAGGATTTGCTTATGCTATTGATGAATACAGACTTAGACCCTACCAATAGAGAAAAGCATCCTCAACCGATTGATGGATTAGAGCTTTTAAATAAGAATATCCGTTTTGTACCTTTACTTTTAATTGATGACCAGAAAACAACTTCTAAAATTGTTCTGGTTTATGATGAGGGTGACGTTAATAGTTATAATTCAGACAATGAAAATATGTCTTTACTCATAAATGTATACTGCCCTTTTGAAGAGTGGTTAATAACTGGTGATAATCTTAGACCCTTTGCAATAATGTCTGAAATTAGAAAAACCTTACAAGGTGCCCGAATCAATGGATTAGGGGAACTTAAATACTTAGGATTCAGTTTGTCTACTTTAACAGAGGAAATGGGTTCTTATGTTATGAGGTTTACAATTAATGCTTTCAATTAATGAAGTTGATGAAATAAAAGCGTAGGCTTATTTGGGTATTCCGTCTATTCTTAAAGGAGTTTGCTCAGTTAAGCCTTTCACTATAAAAGAAATTATGCAAATGGGGCTAAGTAAATATAATGGGTATTTAGGTATTTTATTAATGACAGAAACTGAAATTCAGTCTGGCATAAAAGAAAAGACAGGACAGGAAGTTCCAATAGAAGAAATTCAACCATTGAAATATTTATTGTAGAGTGCGGCTCATGATGATATGTTTTTATTAGAACTTCAAACCATCTTTTCTACTTTCGTTTAGGAGGAAGTCTTATTACTTCCAAAAATCAATTCTGTTTTAATTGGTAGTCCAGAAGATAGGCGATTAATTACAGAGAAAAACTTTCGAGATTTCCAAGATATTCTAAGAATTTAGAATAGAAAAGATTATGTCGCTGCGCCGCCAGAGGATGAAACGCCGGGTGAGCGTAAGATGAGATTACTAAGAGAAAAAGTTGCTGAGGTCAAGAAGAAGTAGGCACAAAAGAATAATGATGGGTAGTCTTTAGCTGAAATGCTTGAAATTGCCGGAACTTATGGAATTGATACAAAGAATAATACTCTCTATGCTTTTTATGGACTTCTGCGTAGACATTAGTTAAAAGAAAAATGGCAACAAGATATTCAAATGATTTGTGCCGGCGCAGATTCTAAAAAGATAAAAACAAAATACTGGGGTGAAAGCCTCGATGATGAATAAGGAGGTTAGAATAAATGGCTACACAAAACCTTTTTGAAAAATACGGCATTAAGGAAGTCGCTGACGTAACTTTTTACCGTATTGAAAAGAAAGAAGAAACTTATGAGTCTCAGCGTAGAATCACAATGGCTTCTGTTTTAAAAGGTGCACTTGAACTTCGTACCGTTTATCCTATGGAAGGCGGCGTAGGTGCAGAAGATGGATTTGAAGCTTATGTATTCACAGATGCAGACATTATTACTGGTGCAAACTATGACTGTGATGATGAAATTGAGTTAATGCAGGTTATTACAGGTTCTTATACTGTTGCTGCCGCTAATATACTTGATACTGCTGAAAAGCGTAATGTTCAGATTACTGGATTAGATGATACTGGTATCGTTACTGCTGCAGGCACTATTGCTACAATTACAGAAGATGAAGCTGCCGAAGCCGAAGATTCTGCTAATTTAGGCAAAATTATTACAGATACTACTGTAACTTATGATGCTGGAACAAGAGCAGAAAGACCAATATCTGTTCTTGAAACAAACGGTTATACTGTTAAATTTGATAATGCTAAGGGTACTGTTCGTTTCTCAGGAGAGCAATACGACTCTGGTGATGATACTTACACATATAATGTAAAGATTGTTTTAACTAATATATCTGCAGAAAATGTTAAGGATTCTTCTACCGGTGCAAACAAGGCAAATTCTTATACTGCAGACCAGACTCTTACAGTTGGTACTCATGAATATACTTATGCACAGCAAGCACTAATGTTGTTTGCAAGACGTTAGAACTTAATTACAAAAACTGGCGTGCGTTATCAGTTCAAAAATTCTGATACCGCTTTTGGTGAAATTGTGTTTAATGATAATTTTGCCGCACAGCCTTATTCAACTGAAAAGATTGTTGTAGCAGGTATCGCTGGTAACTTCTCTGAATCTGGTTATGATTTAGACGAAGTTAATGAAGCAATTAAGAATTTAACTGATACAATTGAAGCAAAAGCATATAATGTAGTTTATAGTGCTTATGCGGAACTTGTTGTTGAAGATGAAATGGGTTATTACAGACCTGATTTCTTAGGTCATACTTACAATAGAAAGGCAGGTAAAATTACTGCTTTTAGTGAGGGTGAGTATAAGACTTGGGCAGAAAATGCTAAAGGCGTTGACAGAGCAATCGCAAATGCTATTATGTGGGGAAGAAATGAACACTGGAGCATTAATGACGCAATTGACGCATTAAAGCAGAAGAAACTTACTATTGATACTGGTGAAGCTGATGGCGCAGCAGGCCTTAATAAAATCTTCGGTGGATACCAAGTCGCTGATAAGGGAGTCGCCGGTGCACTTCCTGACGTAACAAGAGAAGATACTGAATATGGTACAAGAGAAACATTCTATAAGTATGGAGTAGAAGGAAATTCACCTCTTAAAGTAGATGGTAAGAACGTTAATTCTTTCTATACTCTTGAAGATGTAGAAAATGCACTTGAAGAAATTAGTTAGAATGAAGACGCAATTGATAAGGACTTAAGAGTAGATGTTGTAAGTCAAGGACCTTCCAATAGAGCAATCTATGTAAGAGTAGACGGTGCGGCTGCAGTTTCTGGTGGAGCATTCCTATACTTACTCCATAATAAGAATTTCCATAATCTTGCAAATGATGCTGACGGTATCTTTAGTTTTGAAGATAAGAAAGGTAATACCTTATATTATCAAGACAAAATCTTCAAGGGTATTGAATGGCTCGCTCTTGTAGTTATTGGAAATAAAGGTTTAATCTTTGTAGTTAATCGTCATGGCGAATCTGATGTAAGTCGTGTGGCTTGGATGGTTAATGAAAATGGTTATGTTGATGATAGAAGAACTAAGGTTCTTGTAAAGCGTGGTTTAATCCATACAACCGATATTATTGCTAATGATGAAACATTTGAAGCTACTTGTGTAGTTAAGAGCCTCGGCGTAAGAAAGGTTACTAAGAAAACTAATCACTATGTTCCTGTTCTCTTCCTTGATACTCTTAAGGTATCTACAATTGAACAGACAGCAGAAGAAGTTTACGCATAGGGCGGCAAGGGCAATGCTAACTTAATTGGTTGGGACTATGGTAAGGAAATTACTTTAACCCTACAGGATGCTCTCTTTACACCGGCTTCTATGAGTGCTATCTTCGGTTCTTATGAGGGTAATGACTTTAGAAAAGGTGTTAAGGAAGTTAAGTCTCTTGATAGAATGGAAAAAGTTACTGCTAAGAGAAACTTCATTGTACCGGCAGGAAACAGCAATGGTACTCCTACAGAAGCAGATAAAACTGCTCAGGCAGTTTACTATGACCCAGCTACAATGGAACCATATCCGGATGGTACACCTATTGTAGAAGGAGAAGTTTACTATAAGTTTACTCGTTCTGTAGCTTATGAAGGACAGAGCCTTGGTCATATGATTGAAATCTCTGCTGATAGCTTCCCGGGTACATACAAAGTTGTCGGTGATACATTTGTACGTTCTAAGGAAACTGGCGAAGATGAGAGATTCCAGTTTGTAATTCCTCAGGCTAAGATGACTTCTGAACAAACAATTACTCTTGAAGCTGATGGAGACCCAAGCGTATTTGATATGAATATGACTGTTCTTCGTCCAGACGATGGCGTAATGGTTAAATTCATTCAGTATAATGTTGTAGAAAATGAAGAAGAAAATGATGGTTCTACAATGGTTAAGGATACAGAGAACCTTAACTTACTTGATGACGCTGAATTATTCAAGGTTAGCGGCGACAACGCAGATGATGACGCTGTAATTGGTGCAACTGAATATTAATTTAGTGCGATAAATAATAAATTGGCTATTGAATGAAATAGTTCAATAGCCAATTTTTTAAATGAGGTGAGAAAAGGTGAACATTTTTGACCAGTATGGTATTAAAGAAGTTGCAGATGTAACTCTCTATAGTATCCATAAAAAGAAAGACGGAAGTGGAGATTTGTACTATGTACCTGCTCTTTACTTAGATACTTTAAAAATTTCAACAGTTGAGAAAACGGCAGAAAATGTTTGGGCAGAGGGTGGCTTAGGAAATAGTCGCTTAATTTGCTGGGATTATGGAAAATAGATTGATGTAAGTCTTGAAGATGCACTTTGTACACCAGCGTCTCTTGGATTGTGTTGGAATGGAATTTTAAGTGCCGATTGGAAAGATGCACAATTACAATATAATACTGATGTTTGTTGCTGCCGCAATCCTTTAACGAAAATTAGTAGAATGGAGAAATGTTTCTATCCAAGATAGAATACAGATAATACTACTATTAGTTATTTATTACCTCATACAGATAGGGATTCAATTGATGAGAATTTAGGCTTATTAAAAATTTCATCTGTTGTTGATGGAGTAAATATTAAAGGTATGGGTCTTGTTAGAAATCATGGATATAAGTGGAAGATGGCAATTGAATCAGAAGTGAAATCAATTGCGGTCATTCCTGACCGCTTTTTTGATATAGAGGGAAAAAGTTACACAATTGACCAAGAAAGGAAGGTTTCAGTTACAAGTTTACCAACCTATAATAATTATAAGGATGCAGTCATTTATAAGATAAATACTTGCGCCGCCACACCTCCGAAGGCTAAAATCATTTTTGATGACTTCATGGAATCTTAGACAGCCGGCGCAACAAGTGAGGAGGATAATAGTCCGATTTCTAATGAAGGTGGAAGCCTTGTAAATTACTTATAGAATGAGGCTACGACATCTTTATTTAATCATCAAAAACAAGAAGAATCAGCAATTAGAGATGAAGCTGGTAGTGTTCGAGATGATATAAATAAATTTTTAGCAGTTAGAAATGCGGATTATTTAGCTATTATTGTTGATAATGATAATGAATATCATGCGTTAGTAGGTAGAGGAGTAGAGAGACAATACTATGAGAATAGTGATTATATAGCTCCAATTTAGTGGTATCAACCGTCTCCTGCTATTATAACTAGCTAGTTTAAAAATATTGATATGTGGCTTAGATTTTAGAGCATAAATGAAATGATTTATTTCTTACTCACAAAATATGAAGATAACATTCTTGATATTACTCCGGTAGATATTAATCCTAATGAATATGATGAAGAATATGGAGATGGTGATGGAACGTGGGCAGTTAATAAACAGAAAACAACTGCTGAACCATATACTCCAAAAGGAACTGGAAAACTATGGGCTTACATAAATCCAAGGACTATGACTCCTTATGATGATGATTATTGGTTTCATCAGGGAGAAAGTTATTATGTAAAATCCTTGACTTTTGCGCCGAAAGGCAAAATTTTGAAAGGTCACAAGATTATTGTTAAAGCAGACCAATGGCCAGGTATGTACATGATGGTCGGCGAGACACATATTAGGAACAGAGATACTGGAGAAGATGAGAGAATGCAAATTAAATTTCCACTGTGTAAAGTTAAATCTGATTAGAGCTTTACTTTAGAAGCAGATGGAGACCCAACAGTCTTTAATCTCGATTTAGAGGTTGCCCGCCCAGCAAGCGGAGTTATGATGGAATTAACTTCATATGAAATTGCTGAGAAGTTAATGGAAGGTGACAATGGCTGTTTCTATGCTATTGATGGCTCAACACAAGTATTGAGCGAGTAATAAAAGGAGGCGAAATGAAGTGAATATCTTTGAACAATATGGTATTAAAGAAGTTGCAGATGTAACTCTTTATGCTATAGAACTTAACAAATATGATGATGAAGTATATGTTCCTATTATGTACTTCGACACTTTAAAGGTTTCCACAGTTGAACAAACTGCAGAACAAACATCTGCTCGTGGTGGTTTAGGTAATCCAGAACTTATTACTTGGGATTATGGTAAAGAAATTACTGTAACTTTAGAAGATGCTCTGTTTACGCCGGCACAGCAAAGTTTAATGTGGGGTGGAAAATTTGGAGTTAAGAACACTAAAATTTATGGTGTTTGGAATCCTTACATTTATGAAAAAGATGAGAATGGTAAAACTATTTGGGGAAAACGTTTAATTGCTTATCCGTCAGATTATAATGAAGAACCAGATGATAATGGCGTTTATTGGCCTGCAGAAGGAAATACGAATTTTCTTGTTATTGGAGAAAGAGGAGAATATTATAGAGTTTATAAAACTGAAGGTACTTGGAAATATGAAGAATTAGAAGGTGCTATTGACCAAAGATATAATTCTATTTCTACTTTTAATCCGCCTGAAATTGGTTGGCGTTAGTTTATTTGCCCATGTGATATGCATATAAAATATATGTTATATATTGAAGCACCAACTAGTCATTATAAATATCATTGGACAACTCCAACAGAAGATTAGTTTGAAGGTTTTGGTCTAAAATGTCCTAAAGGTCTGGAAATTAAAGAAAATGACAAGCCTTTAACTGGCTACTCAATAAATGAAGTATATGGAAATTCTCGTTAGTGGGAAAATGATGCAAGACCTGAATTTGCTGAACTTACAATTAAAAATTTTGGTAATTTTAATTTTGAAAAATACACTTACACTCCTGATGAAACTGGTGAATACTGCATTAGTACACTTGGTACAGATGGATTAAATGAGAGATGTATTTGCTCTGATTCTTATGTTTGGGAAGACTCTGATTTAATAATGACTTCATTAGAGGGAGATTAGGATATTTACTCTATTGATAATGTAGATGTAAGAATTAGAGTTCCTTAGGATAGTACTGATAAGCAAATTATGATTGCTCCTCGCCAGCTTTATAAGACTTTATATAATTCTACGACTGGTAAATGGGAATTTGAAAGTGAAGATAATGAGCCGGTACTTGGTAATACAAATTTAGCAGAACGCTATAATACAAGCGGTTTAAGCTATGCTTATAAAAAAGAACCTTATGGTTCTAAACTTGATGTCTATACTTCAATTCCTTGGACTATTCCTTCATTGACACAAGGCACAGAGCTTAATTACACAACAAGAATTTTAGTTGGCACATTCTATATTATTGATGAATGGAATAGCTTTGCGTCTTCACCTTATGAAATGATTTATCCTATTAATGACGGTATGGAAGATGTTTAGGTATTAGAAAGAATGGAGAAGTGTAAAGCACCTCAAACTTTTGCTATTGACGCAAGAGCGAATTTAGCTTCCTTTAATTATGCACAACTTCCTCAATATTCTTCTGCCGCTTTAACATATTATATTGACCCTAAGACAATGAAACCGTTTGAGCCAAATGCGACAGAGTTTAGACGAGCTAATGGACAAATTGTACAAGGTGATTTACGTATTATTAAACAGTATTAGCCTTACTATAAATGGACAAGAACAATTGCTCCTAAATATACAACTCTTGGTCATACAATTATTGTTGATGCTATTCATTATCCCGGCACATATAGACTTGTTGGCGAGACTTATGTACGTGACCGTGACACCGGTAAAGACCATAGATACCAGTTTGAAATTCCGCTTGCTAAGATGGGTTCAGAAAACAATCTTACATTACAGGCAGATGGAGACCCAACAACATTTACAATGACCTTAAAGGCATTGAGACGTGATGACGGTGTTATGATGAAACTTACTCAATATAATGTTGAGTGTGAAAATTATGATGGTTATGCAAGTGGAAGTACAAAGCCCGTACCAGATGATGGAAAAGGCACTGATGTATGGGAAGATTTCAAAACAGAATATCAAAAAGAGATTTAGCTTCTTGAACCCAATGGCAGAACCTTTGCTGTAAGTGCTGGTGCGAATGTTAAGGAAATTGATACAGTAGCGGTATTAAATACTTCTACTCGTTCAGTTAATTCAACTTTCAATTTCAATACTGCTTCTTATACTTAGGAAATTTCTAATTGGGAACAATCCAATTCAAGAGTTTTAGATAAAGATGAGTATACAATTGAAATTGAAGATATTTCAGATAATGGGGAGGGAGAATAATGAATCTTTTTTAGAAATACGGAATTAAAGAGGTTGCAGATGTAGTATTCTACTCTATTACTTCTGTTGGCGATGAAGAGATTTACACACCTGTCCTCTTCTTAGATACATTAAAAGTTTCTACTTTAGAAAAAACCGCAGAAAAGGTTAGTGCTTAGGGTGGTAAAGGAAATAAGAAATTAATTACTTGGAATTTTGGTAAAGAAGTCACTTTAAATCTTGAAGATGCTTTGTTTACGCCGGCTTCCATGAGTTTAACATGGGGTGGACAATTAGAAGCTGAACTTTCTCCATATACATCTGCAATTGTTAAGATTAATATGGCTAATAAGTATGGAAGTTTACATTATTCAACTAAAGCATATCCTTCACCGGCTTTAACAGATGAAGAATGGGAAATTGTGTTTAGAGCCGCAACTGAATTAAAGATGATTGCTCCTCACATTAATCCAGATGAGATTTTGTTTAATCCTTAGGAAGATGACTTTGGTTTTTAGAAAAATACAGTTTATTGGACTCCTGATTATTCAATAACTAAAGATGAAGGTAAGGTTGAGGAAAATAGAGTTCAGCTTGTTAGATATTATTTTGGAAGATTCTGGAATCCGAAAACAAAATCTATTTATAAAGAAGTTGTCACTGACGGCGCAGAAGAAACGGAAGAAACCACTTATGAAAAAGTAAGTGAACCCTATGATAAGACTTTAGATTATAAGGCAATGCCTTATGAAATTGTTGAAAAGATTATTTCTTATATCGACAACATTAAGAAGATTGGTCATGTAGAAACGCAAATTTATGATACTGAGGTAATTGACCGCATGGAGAGATGCGTGGTTAAGGATAAAGATGGATTAGTTATTAGTACATCTGAACAGAAAAAGAACTTACTTCGTTATTATAAAGGCGACCAAACATCAAGCTATTGTATTTATTATGACCCTAAGACAATGCAACCTATGTTAAGTTTAACTGATGATGGCACTATTAGAGGCTGGGATTAGGACGGCATTTATGATAAGAATTTCAATATGATAACTGATACTGACCACTTTAGACTTAAAATGGGAACTGTTTACTATAAGTGGACAAGAACCGTTAAGTATAAAGACGGTACAGATGACGGTATTTTAGGAAGAACCTTTGTAATTGATGCAGATACCTTCCCAGAAGCCTATAAAATTGTTGGGGAAACTTATATTAGAGATTAGAAAACTGGTAAAGACCATAGATTCCAGTTCGTAATTCATAGAGCAGTTGTTTCTGCCGACACTAATATTACATTGGAAGCAGAGGGCGACCCAACAACATTCAGTATGAGTGTAGATGTGCTTACACCACCTAATGATATTATGATTGAACTTAAAGAGTTTGATGTTGATGAAGATAGAAAGAGAGGTGGCACAAGAATTATACCGCAGAAAACTCGTTATAGCTATACTCCTACAACTATTGAACAGAAAATTAAAACTAATTTAGTTAATAATGAAATTTATTAATAGTAAAGAGACGGCTTAGGTCGTCTCTTTTTTAATGTTGCGCCGCCATGTGTTAATTTAATGAGTCGCGGCGCAAGGTAATAAATTGTTAGAAGAAAATTGCTTGCTCTCTACTTTAATTTAAGAATAATGGAGGTGAAATCAATGGATGATAATTTCGTTGGTATCAAGGAACTCTATGATGTAAATTTAAGATTGTTAAAACCCCTTGAAATAGGGAAAATTAAATATGATACAAATGAGGCTATTCTAAGTTTTAGTAGAGCTGAAATTGCACAATTTCAAGAATCAAAACGCAATGTATCAGCACGTGGTGGTTATCACAATCCCGCACTTGTAAATTGGGAGATTGACCGAGAGGTTTCATTTGGTATTACGCATGGAGTATTATCGCCTGTGAGTTGGGCATTATTAAGCAACTCGGTGTTAAAGGAACCGACACGTAAGTCGGTATAGTTTTGTGAAACAGTACATACAATTGAAAATAAGGAATATATGTATGTAGATTTAAAGTATTGTCCAAATGCTTGTGATGAGAAGATAGGTGCTTAGCCTAATCCATATAATGAGCCATTACCTATGGGTAGACGACCAGAACTTCTGCTTAAACCTCTGCCGCCATCTAAAAAGAAGTGGATTTTTGTTTATGATGCGGAGACGGGTAAAAGAATTAGGGAATTTTAGATTTATATGAATCGTCTATTTTTATAGGAGCCGGCGAAACGTGTTGTAGTGGACTATACTTTCTGTTATGAGGATAAGATTAAGGTTATCGAAGTTGGTAATCGTTTGGTAAATGGTTTTCTCAAATTAGATGGGAAAATGAGTGTAAAGGATGATAAGAGTGGGGAAGTAACCACTGGGATATTGGAGTTGCCGAAAATTAAATTATCTTCAAGTTTGAGTATTAGGTTAGGAAGTAATTATGATAATTCAACTGTAAGTGATTTCTATTTTACTGGGTATCCAAATGAGGATGAGAGGAGAGAGAATTAGGCAGTTGCGTATGTTACTTTCTTAGATAAAGAATTAACTGGAGATTACATTTGAACCTCTCGGCTAAATGGCTGGGAGGTTTTTGTTTGTGAGGTGAAATGGATGAGTAATTATTATGTCCCTATGGAAAAAGGACAAGATTTTTCTGACGTATAGGTTGAAATAAATTTAGTAGAAAGATTAATAGAAAATAGATATTTTTTTAATAGAGAATTCTATGTAAAATTTTTACAAGATAAAGAGTCGGAAATATATAAAAAAATTACAGGAAAAGAGGATTATCTTGAACTAGTTTCTAAAGAAAAGGTTCAATTTTGGACTAATTATTTTAATTCAGCAATGGGTAAAATTTTAGATAATAAAGAAAAAGAATTATCTCCAAAAGAATGCTTCCAGTTAATTTTTAGTTCAAAAAATTTTGCAAACATCTTTAATAACAATGATGTTCATGTCTATAGACACTCTTTATTAGGAACTTTATTTAGAGGAATAGTTGATTCTTCTAATGGAGAGCTAAAATATAATGATGTTAATAAAAAATTTACTTCTTTAACAAATTAGGAGCAAGAAATTATATTAAATAAAATAATAAAAATTTTCTTTTCTAAATATAATTAGAATGAAGACGTAGATTTTGAAATTTTAAATAAAAAAATTAAAATTCATCCAGATTCTAATTATATGAGTGGCAGTATTTATATTACTGAAGGGAAAGAAACTAAAATATTAAAGTATACTATAGAAACAGATTCTAATAGTTAGAAAATATTAAATATGGAATTAGATAAAAATATAAACGCTAAAGATATTAAAAGAAAAATAGCAGATAAATTAAAAGAAGATATTGGCATAAATAAATTAATTATAAAAATTAATAATAAAGAATATGTCATAGCGAATATCTCTGGAGGGGAATCTTATTATAAAAATATTACTGAATAGTTTATTTCACGAGCAAATTCTTCTAATTTTGGAAAGGAAACAACACCAACTAGTATTTCAAGAAATAGAATTCTCACAAAAAATGGCGATAATACATATGTAAGTAATTACTTACTTTGGTTTTCAAAAGCAATACAAGATAAAAGATATGATAATAAAGAACCAGAAGAATGGTATATAAAATAGCTTGAAAAAAGTGGCTTATTAAAGGGTATGGATTCAAAAGATAAAGAAGCAAAAGAAAAAATAATAAAACAAATGTGGAGATAGGAGGTTATTATTTTTAATAATTTAAAAAGAAATTTTAAGAATACACAAGAATTAGGGAAGGCAATTTTTATAGATAGCGTAAAAAAAACTTTTGAAGAAATAAAAAGTAGAAGTGAAAATTAGAAAGATGTTTTATTAAATTTTGGTTTTTATGAAAAAAAAGTACCTTTATATATTGTTGATTAGGCAATAAATTATTTTAATAGTTATAGCGAAAAACTTTTTAAAGAACTCGAACTTACATAGGGAGTTTAGTTAATAACAAGTCTATATAGTAACACATAGCAGTTAGGCAATGTGGGCGAAATGATAGCGTTATTCGAGTTATTTGGAAAAGGATTTATAAGTGGGGGGCAATCACATGACCGTTCATCTGAAAATGTATATTTAGGTCAAAGTTTTTAGGATATAAAAGGCGTTGGAGACAATAATTATGGAATAAATGTTAAACATTATTTATATCAAGGTGATGAAATTAAGTTATATAAAGAGAGTATTTCTGTAAATGCAGAATAGTATTTAAAATATAAATATTTAGACCCAAAAACTTATGAAGCATTAAATTTTTATATTCTTAATAGAGCATTTTTTCCAGAAGGTACTGATATAAGAAAAATTTTATATCAAGATATTAGTAAATTTATGAGAATGGAATGGAATAATGAATATTGTTTATTTTATAGACTTTCAAATTTTTATTATCCAGCTTCAATAATTTATAAAGAATGTTTAAAATTGGGGCTTGATTTTTTTAAAATTGAATATTAGAGTTAGAAAAGTTTTGATGATATGATAGAAAAACATATAAAAAGTGATACGAATTATTTCTAGAACTATATAAATGAAAAAAAATCAGCATATTCTAATAATAAAATAAATTATGGTCTTGGTAATTTAAAAATAAAAGAAATTGCTGGTCTTTAAGAGGTGAAATAACAAATGGCAAATAACTCAATGAACTTTAACGTCAACTTCAACTCCCAATTCGACTCTTCTCAAATCCTCAAAGGTTTAGAAGAAATCCGTAAGAAAATGGGAGCAATAAGTGCTGACGAACAAATATTTAAGGGTGTTGATAAGGAATTTGTTAAATTAAAAAGTTTATTAAGTACCTTAGACGCACAATCAAAAAATGTAGGGAATGCCGCGGGGCTTAATGCTTATTAGCGAACTCTTGAAAGAGTTAGAGAATCAGCAAATCGAATCAGTCAGGAAATGGGTTCTATTGCTAAAAATGAAACTTAGGCTTTTAATTTTAAGGACGTTGCAGATGCCCAAAAGAAAATTCAATAGCTTAATTCTCAATTAGAAACCGCAAATAAGGACTTAACCACTACCAGCAATAAGGTTAAAGAGTCCTTCAAAGGAATGGGAATAACGCCAGATGACGCAGCTATGTCTTCTTATGTAAATTAGCTTGCGCAAGGCAAAAGTCTCATGAATATCATTACTTAGGATATAATTCGACAAACAACAGAAGTTGAAAAAATTAGATAGAAATATGAAGAACTAAATAAAGCTTCAAGAAATGTTAAAATAAGTGCCAATGATGAAATAGCAAATAAAGGACAATATAAAACAAAAACCTAGGCAGAGGCCGCCACTACGCAAACTATTAAGAATACAATTGGGACAGATTTTGCAATAGGAGTAAAAAATGCAGAAGACGTTCTTGTTCATATTTAGTCTTTATTGAATGCGTAGGGAATTAAATTAAACGAAAATAGTAAAGTTTGGGATAATATAAGAAATACTTATACTCAACTTGTAAGTAAATAGGAAACTTTAAATTCTTAGTTTGAACCAATGAAAGCTAATATGAATTAGATTTCAAATACAATATCTAATCTTGCTAGCAAAGGAGTTGGCGGAACAGCAGAAGGCTTTAAGGAACTTCAAAATCAATTAATTCATGATAGTAATGCAGTTAATGACTTAAATAATAAACTTAATACGGCTAATAGTGAAATTAACAATATAAATAATCAAGATGAATTAGATAAACTCGGGAATGACGCCGCTGCCGCCGCCGCAAAAACAGAAACTTTAGTTGATGCTTAGGAAGACTCTGTGGCGGCGCAACGTGAAGCTAATCAGCAATAGCAAACTTTAAATTAGGCATTTGACCGTATGGGCAATGCAGTAAAAAATGTGTTGTCAATTGGTAATGCTTGGAGACAAGTTAATCGTTATATTAGATAGACTTTTCAAGATGTACAGCGTCTAGACCAAGCCTTTGCTTCAATTGCAATGGTTACAGACTATTAGGTAAGTGATTTATGGGGTCAATATGACCAATATTCTGAACTTGCTAATAAGTTAGGTCAAACTACTGAAGGTGCAATTAAATCATCTGCATTATTCTATCAACAAGGTTTGGATACTGCTGAAGCTCTTAGCTTAACAGAAGATACTCTTAAAATGGCAACCCTTGCCGGCGAAGACTATACAACTGCTACAACTCAAATGACTGCCGCATTGCGTGGTTTTCACATGGAGATGGAAGAAGGTTCAAGAGTAACAGATGTATATTCTGAACTTGCTGCTAATGCGGCTGCCAGTGTACAAGGTATTGCTTACGCTATGAGTAAAACCGCATCTATTGCTAATAATGCTGGTATGTCATTTGAAACTACTGCCGCCTTTATTACCAATATGATTGAAACCACATAGGAAGCACCTGAAAATATTGGTACTGCTATGAAAACAATCATTGCAAGATTCACTGAATTAAAAGAAAACGTAGACGAATCTGGCGAAGATTTAGAGTCTATGGACTTCAATAAAGTTGACAAAGCCTTAAAATCTGTTGGTGTTTAGTTAAAAGACACTACTGGTTCATTTAGAAATCTTGATGATGTATTTCTTGAATTGAGTAGTAAGTGGGATACATTAACCAGAAATCAACAGCGTTATATTGCAACTATTGCCGCTGGTTCTCGTCAGCAATCTCGTTTCATTGCGATGATGGAAGATTATGAACGAACATTAGAACTCGTAGAAACAGCGCAAGATTCAGCAGGACGTTCTGATGAATAGTTTGCTAAATATGCAGATACTGTTACTTTTAAATTAAATTAGTTAAAGAATAGTTGGGAAGAATTAAGAGTTAGTTTCTTAGGTTCTGACGATTATAAAAAAGGACTAGACTTCGCTAATAGTTTTTTAAATTCAATTAAAAATATTGACCCTAAAGTATTAATTGCAGATGTTGCTATATTTGGTATTATAGGGAAAAATATAATTTCAAATATTATTAAGGCATTAAGAGAAGGAACAAATGATGTAACAAAAGCCTATGCTGATATGTCTAAAAGAATTGGTACTAATGCAATAATTGATAAAATTTATTAGAAACAGTATTAGAAAATAGGACGAGAATCAAGAGAATAGTTAGAAAAAGAATTAAATAAATTATCTATAAAATTTGATAGAAATAAATTAACGATTACTTCAACAGAAGATTTACTTAGACTCGGTGAAATTTCTGGTTTAGAAGAAACAATTTACCATAACACTGAAAAAATTACAAATATGACGAGAAGTTAGTTAAAAGCAGCATATGAGGAAATTAATTAGAAATTAGTAGAGCAAGGAAATAAACATGATGCGGTTATTCAAGATTTAATAGAAAATAAAAATTATTCAAAAGAATTAGCTACATTAATGGTTGAATAGGCATAGAATTTAAAATCAATATAGAATGAAGAACAAAGTATAACAGCTAAAATAACAAATGAAAATATAATAGAAGGTGAAATTAATAATTAGTTAAAAACTCGTTTATAGTTATTAGCACAATAGGATGCATAGAGAAAAAATAATTTAAAAACATTAAAAGATGTAGCTGGAAATTAGATAGCAACAGGCTTAGCTAATAGTATTGCTTATAGTTTAACGACTGGAATTACAACAGCAATTTCAACAGGAGATACAAAAGCAGCGTTAGATGCCGCCGGAACAACTTTTGCTTTTTCAATTTCTTCTACAATTACTCAATTACTTTCAATGGGACTTACAAAACTTCTTGGTTCAATAACTTTAGAAGCTCTTAGTGCCGCATTACCAGTCATTATTCCCGTTGCTGCGGTTCTTGCTGTTGCAGGAATAGTAAAAGCGGTTAAATATGCATATAGTACTGAAAAGAAATTAAAAGATTTGGAAAAAGAAGCCGAAGAATTAAATAAAGAATTAGATAAAGTAAGCGAAAAAATGAGTGATGATAAAGGAGAAAATGACGAATTTAAAAATTAGAAAAAGTCTTTAGAAGATTTAAAAAAAGCCTATGAAGATTATAGTAAAAAAATCACTCATACACAAGAAGAACAACAATAGTATTAGGAAATTTTATCCAATCATGCAGAAGATTTTCCTGATTTAATTTCATTATAGAATGATGAATATGTCTTATAGAACTCTTTATTAGAAAAATAGATAGGATTAATAGATGAAAAATTAAAAAAATCAAATTTACAATATGCTTAGGACAAAATGGAAGCTAATAATTTAGAAGAAGAATTAGCAAGGAATTCTAGAAATAGTGAAAGTACAAAAAATTAGGGAACAAAGGATAATTTAAAAGACGTATTCTCTAATTTACGATATGACGCTGATTATAAGGGCGGTTATAGAGATGACTCATTTGGTTTCAAGTCTAAATCAGATATGAAAAAAATTTCAGAATTAAATAAAGAAACTAACGATATTATTGAAGATTTTTATAATGAAAAGAATAATACAAATATTGACTTTAATAAAATTGAAGAGTTGTCAAAAGAAGAGAGAGACAAAATAGGACGCTTTTTCTATAATTTAAATGAAGACGATTTAAATAAAATGATAGCTGAAGCCACAGAAGAAGTCAATAAGAAAGATACTGAACAATTTAATTCTTATGTTGAATAGATTGAATAGGCTGATGCAAATAAAGAATAGATAATTAAAGACCATTTAAAAGCAGATGATTTTTCTGATGTTTTAAGTGAGTATCTTTTTGGTACTATTGAAAATATAGAAGAATTTGTTGATGATTATGAAGATAAAATAGGAGAGCTAGAAAACAAAGGTGAAAGATTAAAAGAGGTTTCTGATAATTTTAGTAAAATAGGAGACCTATCAAAAGAAGAAATGGACGCTCTCTATAACGGCGATTATGATAAAATCACATCTAAAGAAGGTAAAGAGGCTGTAAAAATTTTCAAGTCTGTACCAGAAGAAGGAGAAGAAATAGATTATTTAAAGAGCGACTTAACAAACAATAGACAACAAGACTGGGAAGATGAAGTAAATAGTTTAAAAGAAATAACGTCCAATGCAGAAAAAATATGGGATTTAAGTAAACTAACTGCAAAAGAAATAGAAGCAATAAAAATACAATATAATAGTTTTTTAGAAAGAGTTCCAGAAGATATAAGGAGTTCTATTGATTCTATACAATTATATTTACAATCCTCATCTGGATTGAGCAAAGATGATTATCAAAAAGCATGGGGATAGGTAAATTGGGCTGATTTAGGAATTGAAAATTTAGAAACCGAAAGAAAGAAATTTATTGACGCATTTAAAGAAAGCGGTGCTACGGAAGAATAGGGAGCATAGGCTTGGGAAGAGGCATTAAGTGCATATTAGAATGCCGGTGTTATTTCTTTAGATTTTAATAACCCTGAAGAAGCACAAGATTGGCTTGATAAATAGAAAGAAGAATTAGAAAAAACTTTTGATGAAGATGTTTCGGTTTAGTTGGCATTAAAACCTTCTGGTGAAAAATTATCAGTAGATGAACTTGAAGAATGGCAAAAATACGCAGATGAGATTGGCGAGGATATTGAGACTTTTGTTGATTTAGACACCATGACAATTACTGTTGATGCAGAAACTTATGAGGAAAAGAAAAAAGAAGCATTTGAAACGATTAATCGATCTATATCTTCACAACAAACTCAATTAGAAGCTCTTGCTAAAGATACTAAATTAGGAACAGAATTAGAATCTGTTGAAAGCATTTTAGAGAAATATGATGAGATTAAATAGAAAAAAGAAGATGGGATTGCTTTAAATGAAGATGAACTTGAATTTTATGATGAATTAACTCCAAAAATGGAAACAATAAATTCTCTTGAAAAAACTCGAAACGGAATGATTACTGCTGCGTTGGTTTAGAAGAAAAAAGAATTAGACGCAATAACAGAAGCAAGAAAAGATGAATATGAAACTTTAAAAGGTTTAAGAGATGCACAAGATAAATTAAATTAGGCTGTTAAAGATTAGACTGAAAAAGTTTAGGAAGCATAGAAAAAAATTGATGATTAGGTTAAGAAAAATGCAGAAAACGAACAGAAAGCATTAAAAGAAATTAATGACGCACTTAAAGATGTTGCAGAACAAGAAAATACAATTTTAGAAAAAGAACAAGCAATAGTTGATAAAACTTAGAAATTAAATGATGCATTATATGGAACTGATAATTACTTATCTAAGCGAAATTCTTTACAAAATTATTCTGATAGACTTGATTAGCTATCTTCCGCCGCAGAAAAAGCTAAAAAAGCTCTTGATAATCCAGAAATTGGTGATAATGTTGCAGAATTGGTTAAAAATTATGGTGAAGCCATTCATCAAGAAATGGTTTATCAATAGGCTTTAAATTAGAGAAAAGAAGATTAGAAAAATCAAATTTTAGGATATTTATAGGGATTTGGTTCTGAATATTTCACAATAGTAGATGGATTCTTACAAGCAAATTATTCTGCTATTGATAATGCTTAGATGAATGATTAGCTTAAAGACCAAATTTATCAATACCTTGATGATTATAATAAGGTTTAGAAAGAGATTATTGATGGTGAAGATAAGTATAATGATTTACTTAAAGACATGAAAGAAAGACGTAAGTCTGCACTTTCAGATATGGTAAATCTTTAGAAAGATACTGCAGAAATTCTTAAAGAAAGTTATGAGAAAGAAATTGAAGATGTAAAAGAGAAGTATGATGCAATTAAAAAAGCTGATGATGAATATTTAGACGCTTTATAGGATGCTATTGACAAACAAAGAAAATTAAGAGAAGAAGAAAACAAATGGAATGATTTAGCTACTAAAGAAAAGAAATTATCTTTAATTTCAAGAGATACGTCTGGCTCTCAATAGAAAGAAACTTTAAAACTTTAGGAAGAAATTGAAAATGATAGATAGTCATTACTTGATAATAGTGTTGATAATATTTTAGATACGTTAAAAGAAACTTATGAGGAATAGTAGAAAGAAAGAGAGGAAGAACTTGAATATCAAGAACAAATGATTGAAGATATGGACTTTATGAAATAGGCTATGGAAATTATTTAGTCTATGGATGGAAGTTCAGAAAATTATTTAGCTTGGCTAACGGAAAATGACCCCGAATATTTAGAAGGCTCTCCTCTTGAACAAGAATTATATTTAGAAGAACACGCAAATGATTTAGCTCCATTTGAAGAGTACGCCGCCATTACAAATTCTAATTTCCAAAACTATTTAAATATAACTGCTGATGAAGTAAATCAGGTAATGGCTTAGACTTCTGATAATATGAATGAGTATTTAGAGAGAAGTCATTAGAATACTTTAGACAAAGTTTAGGAAGAATAGGATGCCGCACAAGAAGCATTAAATTAGGCTTATGAAGATTTAGATGAAGCTAAATTAAAACTTGAAGAATTGCATGAAAAAGTTACCGAAGCATATGAAAATTATGACCAAACTTTAGCAGATGGAGAATAGGATTTACAAGAGGCTTATGAAAATTATGATTAGGTTTTAAAAGATGTAAGAGATAATGTTAGAGATACGCAAATTGCATATAATGAAGCTATGGAGGCTGTTCATAAATTAGGCATTACAGATGTTTCTGATATGGATAAAAAAGTAGAAGATTCTTATAATAAATATATTGCTGCTTAGGGCAGTGCTGAGCAAGCATTACTTACTTATAAATAGAATTTGTTTTCTTATGGAACTGCCGTAGCTGATGTTCTAGATGCAATATCAGGAGAAGCATCTGCTGATACAATTCGTCAAATAAGTGCAGATTATACTAATGCAGAATCAATAGCTGGAGAGTTAAATTCACGCTTACAGAATGCAGAAATTAATTTAACTTGGGCAGCACAAAATAATTTAATGGATGAAGCTGCCCATGCAGCATCAGAATTAAATTCAGCTAGAAATTCTACTGCATCTGACGCTTCAAATTTTAATAATTCAAGTTCTTATGTTGAATTAGTTAATGAAAATGGAAGATTTATACCTAAAGTTAAAAATAAATATGCTACTGGCGGTTTGGTTGATTATACTGGACCTGCTTGGGTAGACGGCTCTCCAACTCGTCCAGAAGCCTTCCTTTCTGCCGAAGATACTGCTCGAATTGGTGCGGCGGCACAACTCTTATCCAATCTTCCGTTCCTTAATACTTCTTCCATTACTGACAATTCTTATTCTTCAAATGTTGGAGATACAACAATCGAAGTTCACATTAATATAGAAAATGTATCAAGCGAACAGGATATTGATGACATGATTAATCGTGTAAGAGACGACATCGTTTCAATGTCAAATCAAATTGGAAATCCAGTTCTCTTAAATAAATAAAAGGGTAAGGGGTTCTTTATGAACCCCTTTATCTCAATTAAATGAGGTGAGTTAAAATGAGAGATTTTACGGGCTTTCGCTTTGGACAAGTTCATTCGGAAGATTTACATTTAGTTGTTGTAAGTTCAAGTAATCGTTATTCTAAAAATGTTTTGCCGGCTCTCAAAGATTATACGAAAGAAGTGCCGGGTGGAGATGGTCAATATTTATTTGGTTAGACCTTCTCTACACAAGAATTTACAGCTAATGTGGCTTTTAACGAAGTTGATGAAAAAACTTGGAGAAAAATTTCACAACTATTTTCAACTGATAAGCCATAGGATTTAGTATTTGATGAATTGCCATTTAAAACTTATCGTGCAAAACTTAAATCTAAGCCAGAATTCAAATTCATTTGCTTCAATAAGAATGGAGAAAGAGTTTATAAGGGTGAAGGTACTCTTAACTTTATTTGTTATTATCCTTATGCGTTTGGTTTTAACAAATATGTTGTTAGAGCCGCAGACTATTACAAATGTGCAATGCCAAAAGAAATTATAACTAATTCAATTGAAGAAAACCCATATAAAAGAAAGGAAAAACCTAAATTTCTGCCGGGCTTAATCAAAGACCATTATAATGTCACCCCCAATATGAGTACGCCTTGGAAAGGCGGCTATCCCTCTATTGAATAGGTTCAATGGGGTGAACTTTACTTCAATTCGCCGGAAGGCAAAAAGTTAATTGATGTAAGAGATTATTTTAAGAATGTTCCTGAATGGGAGCCGGCGGCGCAACTACTTACTACTCCAACTTTAGATTATGATAGAGAATTAATTTATATGCCACAATATAGTAGAACCAATTACTATAATATGGATACTGGCTTAAATCGTCAAAATGGAATGATTGGAAGTAGAATTTTAGTCTATAATCCGGGGGATGTGCCAATTGACTTTGAACTTAAATTAGGAAATTTAGTTTCTCGTTATCGTGCAAATATGAGTGATAATGATAAGAATTATCGCTTTAGAATTAGTAGATATAATGTTCAAAGACTTTCAATTGAATAGGCAGTTGACTGGTGTGGACTTAAAACCTATCATAGAGAAGATGATAATGATTACAAATATGCCGGACGCTACTTTACAATTCTTGAAAACAACCCAAAAAACGAGGGTAAAGATTCTACTAAACCTTCTTGGTGGTATGAAGAAGAATGGGATTATAAGCCTTTTGAAAGAAGATTGGGTGCGGCCGCGCCACGTCATTGCTATTATGTAGAACCAATTCCAAGAGAAAAATTAGGCTACTTCATTCGCCTATTCTATTGGCAAAGTTCTCATATTGATGACCCTGAAGGTTATACTGCAATTCCTTGTAATTGGGAGAAAGGCGTAGAACTTGCAAATAGATATGAGGAGTTATATGAACTTTGTATTACAGATGAAGAACGCTATGAACTTTACTGGGAAACATTAAAGACAGCAATTCTTGATTGCTATAAAGAAGTTAATGAAAAAATTATTTATGGTTCTGGTCTTAAAGGCAAGAGCTACGGTTTCTTTGATGAAACAAATAAGAATGGCGGTTATACTTATGAAGATTTTGTTCATGATTATATTTATAATCAAGCAGATTACATAAGAGAGAATGATGCAGAATTAGATTATGGTGAATTTAAATTCCATGTAGGTAGATTGCCTTAGTATATGACCTTTGATTATATTGAACTTAATTCAAATGATTTCGATAAAATTCAGGGTTGTAAATGCGGTTGTGACTGTTTGGTTGATGACGACCCTGACCATAATACAATTAAGCCTCTATTTGTTGACTCTGAACGTAGAATGGTTTATAATATAAACAATCCAGAATATGATAAGAATGATGAATTAAAGTCAAAGAATTTCTATCATTTTAAACCAGAAAAGAAAATTTTTAACGATAATATTGTTAAAGGTAAATGGTTTAAACTTCCGCCCGGTTGGTCATTAATTGAGATTGCTCCAGTTGTTGACGAAGATTTATGGGGTGGCAAGCGTTGGTTAGACGCAAGACCATTTATTTGGGGTAATATTGATTAGCACCTGCGTGAGCATTTTGATAAAGTCTACTGGCGTGCCGGCGTAGATTGGTTAGCAGAAGCAAATCCATATTTAATTCTTAATAAAGATTGGGGAATTGAGGGAGATTTAAAAAATAAGAACTTCAATGAAAATTCAACGCCAGAAGAAATTAAAAATTATCTAACTCAATATTGTTCTAAAGTTGAAGATTTAGAAAATTATCTTTAGTTTAGACGTTGGTATTTAACAAATAACGAACTCGATTTAAGTAGTAAAGCTAATAGAGTAAATTATTGGTAGAGTCAATATACAAATGAGAACGCTGGCGGTGAAGATTCTCCATATAAAGATAGATTCTCTGTTAATGATTTATCTGGATTAACCTTTGAAATTCAAAAACGCAGAATTGAAAACGCAGAAAAAGGATTTTTAAAGCGTTTAGATGACTATTGGAGAGTTAATAATGTTGATGTTAATGGTTAGCCAAACGGCACAATTGATGATTGGTGGTGGTTTGCTAATAGCTATAACTGGAATAATTTCCCACCTATCTATTGGGCATATGCTGACTTATTAAACTCAATTGAAATTAAATATGTTCCTTTGTTCTATTAAAAGAGGTGATTAAAGGTGGCTATTGAAAAAAAGCCTTATGAAATAAGTATTTGGAGTGAAATACTTGGAGAGAATGGTTAGAAAATAGAACATAAAGATTTTATAATTGGAGCGCACGACATGGAGTATGCCGGTCGTGCAACTTCCATTAAATTTGAGAAAAAGTTAAATGGAACTCATACTCTTACTTTTTCAATGCCAGATAAGTGGTATGATAGTAAGTTGGGTGATTACGTCTATAATGAGTTTATAGACCAAATGTATAATGAGAGAAAGGTTAAGTTCTTTTATAAAAATAAGTGGTATGAGTTTTATATTAAATCAATTTCAGAAGCTAAGAATTTTAAATCCTATATGAAAACTTATACTTGTAATGATGCTTTTATTGATGAGTTAAGTCGTAATGGTTATGGACTTACATTTGATGAAGAGCTTTACAATAATGTTGAGGAAATTGGTACATTTACAGAAGAAATTTTAGAAGATTCCATTTGGTACTATGCGCCGCAAAACAACTGGGGAGATTTTACAGAGTTCTTAGAAGAAAAGTTATTTAAAATTCCAGTTAGTCAGTTTAAGTCTCTTTATGGCTATAAACTGAATTATAATGTAGAAAATTCAGACTCTAAGATTATAAATGCTTATACTAATGAAAAAAGAGATATTGAAATGGGTGACGATTTGGCAAGACAAGAGAGTTTGTTCTGGGATTAGAGAGGAGAAAACGGAGAAATTCTTAATCCTTTAATTAGTGTTGCGCCGACACTCATAGAAAATGATGAATACATTTATGTTCCCTATTCTCAATTAAATTTCTGCTATAAGACTACTATAGATGGAAATTCGTCTATTGTTACAGCTACAGAAGAACCATGTTTTTATTGGTTAAATGGGGAATAGAAATCTTATGCCATTGCGCCGGCGACCACTGACCCCTCCGCTTTAATTCAATTTATTGCAATTCCAAAAGATGCAGTTGTTGAAATTGATGAAGCCGGCACGATTGTAAATAAGAATTATACTTATGTTATGACTGTTAAGCAATGGAATGATGCATTAAGATAGAATGGAAATTTCTATTCATTTGAACCATTTGAATAGATGAGAGAGCAAAATGGCGTTTTAGTAAGAAGAAAAATTAAAGATTATGTATTTGGAGAACAGGATGCCAACACAGAATTAACTGGTAATTATACTGCTTATTATGAAGGATATTTAGATTCAATTGGAGATATTGAAGTTTTAAAAGGCAAAAAAATTTCAATTTCTGATAGAACAGAAGTTAATATAACGAGTGAAATTGATTAGTATGTTAAAGTTTATAATAATTTACCACAAGATATAATTACTAATGATTTTACTTATGCCGGAATGCTTGATGAGAATAAAGATTGGAAAAATGGATATGATAATTATAAAATTTGTTCTAAATCTGCAACCAGACAAGTTATTCCTCAACTTGCAAGAAATTTAACTTAGAACGGCGTTAATATTCGTTCAGTTGATGGTTGGGAAGTTGTTAAATTATCAGATGATAAAAATGTTCCTTCTTCAACCATTAAGTTCATAAAAAAAGGCAATGGCGGCGCAATACAGCTAACAAAATCAGGAGCTAATGATGGTGAAGAAATTGATGTTGATGTAGCTAGCGGTGAGGGTGATACCAATGCAACTAAAGACTATCAAAAATATGGAAAGCATGACCTTAATACCGTAATCAATTTTGGTATCGTTGGACAAAATATAACTTTAAGTAAAGAAAAAATCTATGTTCTTGGATTTAAAGGTAATTTAAGTCCTAATGATGCTATTATTATTGGTGAAGGTAGCGTAATTAGTTCTGGCGATTACAAAGTTTATTGGGAACATGCCTCTTTAGGCTATACTGGCAATTTCTATTCAATTAGTTCTTTTATGATTGACGGTGCTTTAAATGTAAACAATGAAGCTACTTTCATTTTTATTAAACCATTAAGAGATTTTATAAATCCTTATATTGGAATTTGGATGCGTGATAATGATAAGGATTTAATAAGAGAAGTGGAAGAATTATGGTTTTTTGAAGCATATACAAAAGGTAGAGATTAGTTTGTTAGAGATGATGCTCACTTTAGATATAGTGGAAGAACAATTAGCGATGGTAGTGATGGTGTTGTTGTTACCGAATAGAATTATACAAATAAAAATGGAGAAACTTATTACAATTATAAAAAGAAAGGAACGAATTTTATTATCAGACCATATACAAGAAGTGAAATTAAAAAGTATGTAATTTTTGAAGATGACGTTATGCCGGGGGACACTTACGAATATTAGCAATATTTTATTCAACAAATTTCTGCTGGCGACCAAGTGGCAGATACATTTGCTTAGAAAAAATTTTTAAGTGAAGATGGTCCAAAATCAAATAATATTCTCCCCTTTAATTCTTCTGAATATACAGAGGACGATTTAAATTTTAATACAGCTTATTTCAATTTAAATAAATGCCCTTATTATAATGAAAATGGGAATGCTGATTAGCCAGATTGTGGCTATTGTAATGGAACTTGTCTATATTAGAAAGATGGATATTGTCCTTATTTATTCCAAACTGAAAAACATTGTAGAAAAATTAGAACTCTTAAAAAAGATAAATCAAATCGCTTTAATTTAACTTAGGAATTAAGTAAAGTTTTTGAAATCTATCCAATTTATTTTACTAATAACGACAGTCAAGGCAGAATTGTTAAGAAGGTAGAAACTATTGATAATAAGCCTGTTGAAATAATGGATAAAAGAATTTTCTATATCACTGAAAAAGGGAAAGAAAATAAACTTGGATTTAGATATGAGAAAAACTTATCTAATATTAGTAGAACTTTAAAGAGTGACCAAATTGTCACAAAGCTCTATGTTCAAGATGTAGATAGCGATATATCTAATACTGGTCTGTGTTCAATTAAGACAGCAGAAGATAATCCTTCTAAAGATAGTTTTATCATTGATTTCTCTTATTATGTCTCTAAAGGATTAATTAGTGCAGATTAGGCAGAACGAGACCTTTATGGAATTGAAAGTGGAGATATGGCTTATCTAAAACAATTAGGTTATTATAACACATAGTATGATAAATTATCTAATTTAATTATAAATTTATAGTCAGAATCTTATACTGAATTAGAAGCTAATGTCGATGTAAACTTTGAAGGAATTATTGCGGCAAAATAGCAACTCCATAAATTAAAGAAACAATTGAGTAAATATGGAGAAACTGTTAATAGCACAAGTGAAAAATCAACAGTATAGAATACAATAATTAAATTTAATGAATAGTTAGCAATATTAAATAGTTTATATGAAGAAACATTTGGACTAAATAATGATATATTGGTAATGAATGAAGATGGCGCATATGAATTTAGAGATGATATTAAAGATGTGCTTTATTTAATTGTAGATAAGACATCTGATAGTAATATATATACTCCAGTAACTATGGAGAATTTTAAGGAAACAGATTATTATAAAAATCATTTGCATGAATGGGGCATGCTTGGTCAATTTAATAGAGAATATAGACAAATTCAAGAATGGAAAAAATTGCAAGCAACTTATTTAAGGAAAATTAATGAATTATCTTTGAACTTCTTTAAAAAATACGAACCATATATTAAAGAGGGTACTTGGACAGATAGCAATTACTTGACTGATAATGCTTATTATTTTGGAGCATTAGAGGTGGCGGCGGAAGGGGCGATTCCTAAAGTCTCCTATACAATTACAACAGTTGACCTATCTACAAAACCAGAATATGAAGATGATTATGAATTTGATATTGCTGACACGACTTACGTTGAAGATATAGGAATGTTTGGAATTAATTAGAAAACTGGTTTGCCGAATAGACTTAAAGTTTTAATTTCAAGTATTACAGAAGACCCTGATGTACCAACTTCTAATTCAATTAATGTTCAAAATTTTACCACACAGTTTGAAGATTTATTTTAGCAAGTTTCAGCTACAGTTTAGTCTTTAACTTATAATGAAAATATTTATAAACGCTCTTCCAATTTTACTTCAAATCAAAACGTAAAAGAAGATAGCTTGCAAGGAACTTTGGATTCAAACAATTTAACCTTAATAAACACTAAAGAAAATAATATTGAACTTGATTCACAAGGGCAAGCCGGCAGCGATATAAATAATCATAGTAATAAATATAAATTAAATGGTCAAGGTCTGTTCTTCTCAAATAATGGTGGACAGACTTGGAATGTCGGTGTTGGACCGAGTGGTATCAATGCAGATTATATTAAAGTAGGCTCACTTGATGCCGGCAAAATTAAAATTGTTGATAATGACTTCTTGTACTTCTATTGGGATAAAGATGGAATTATTGCATTAAAAGAACCATCAAAAGATACTTAGTCATCTATATTTAATTCATATGCTATGTTTAATAGATATGGACTCTCTTTAGTAGAAAACGGAAAAATTAAACTTAGAGCCGGCTATGAATTTAATTCAGCATCTAATGGAGAAATAAAAACAGAATCTTCACAAAGTAACCGCTTAGGCTTTTATTTATATGATAATAGCGGCTATCCAATTTTTAGAACAGAGACGGCATCTGATATAACGAGTGATGCCAGAGATAAAAAAACTGCAAGATTATCTTTAAGAGGAGAAATGTTTGTTACAGATGGATTCCTTTCTGATTCTTTATAGGCAGATTTCTATGTTTTTTCTGTGTCTTGTTACTCTCAAAATATTTATTTAGGACATTCATGCCAAAAGCCAAATAATTTTGAAAATGAATATGTTGAATTTAGTCCTGAACTTAAATGTTATTTCTATACAAGTGATGGCTATAAATATCATGTAAGTCGAGGAGATAGTGAAAGATTTTAGTCAACAGTTGATAATAATTTATACTTAATTCATTATAAAGGTAAAAATAATGATAAAGACGAATGGTTCTCTATTAATACTACTGAACAAACAGAACAGGTTTATATTATTGGTGATTACGGTGCTAGTGTAGTTACAAATATAAGTAGTGAAGAAAAATTAGAAAGTGTAACCAAAAATAACTCATTAGTATTTGATGGTGTTGAAGGAAATCTTTATGGAGAAAAAGTTTACGCATATGGACAATTATATGCGAATGTGAAAACAGTTAAAAATACAGAAAATCCAAATACAATTGGCTTATATCTAAATAATAAAATGGAAAACGGTAGTGCATCTGAATAGAATGGCTATATAAAAAGAATATTAAGTTGTGTAAAAGAAGAGAATGGAAATTTAAACAACATTCTTTCTATTTTACAAAACGGGTCTTTGTATATTGGAGGTGTAGTAGACCCTCAATATAGTAATGAAAGAACAATAAGTGAATTAAGTGATTTAATAAAAATTGATAATGCTGGAATTGAATTAATTAAAGAAAATGGATAGTACTAGATTAGAATGGATTTCGCAAACTTTAAAGATACCAATGGTAATAACTTAGCATCTTCAATTACTGGAACATAGGAAGACGTAGGAAATATAAAGAATAAATTAAATGAAGTAATTGAGAGAATTGATAAATGGAATGATGATTGGTTTTATAATCGTCCTACAACAGTATGGAATACTGATATTGGTCAAATTTAATTTGTATAAATTGTATAAAAATTAATAATCAACACGCTCAGAATTTTGTCTAAAACAGAGAAAATTTTGAGCGTGTCTTTCTTTTTCCGTAAAAAGTTTCTTCCAAAATCCACTTTTAAGGTGTAAGAACGAAAACACGAGGTGAGGTCAAATGGCATATGGTTATGGTCAACAACCAAATCTTAATGTACCTTAGCTACAACAAAGTTAGCAAGTGATGGGTTAGCAAAATATACAACCTCTGTTCCCTTAGCCAACAGGTAACGTTTACAACATTAACTCTACTTTAGAGGTTGCAAACGTTCCTGTCGGCGCAGGAGTATCAATTGCTCTTTGCTTGCCAGAGAATGTAATGTACATTAAGACAATGTAGAATGGGAATCCCCTATTCTATCCCTACAAAATAATTCCATTCAATAATGAGGTTCAAGAAGAAAAATCCGCAGATTCTTCTAACTCAATTTCTATTGAATAGCTTGCAGAATAGTTAAAAGCCTGCAATGAAAAAATCACAACTTTGGAAACAAAACTAAGCACTATTAAAACAAAGAAAGGAGCTGATTGGGAAATATGAATAATTTAGCTCAAATCGCTTAGATTATGCGGGGCCGCAACCCATAGGAAATTGTAATGAATATGATTAAGAGTCAGCAAATTAATGACCCTACAATCACATAGCTAATCAATTTTGCATAGTCCGGCGACACAAATAGTTTAGTTAATCTTGCTACTTCAATTTTTGCTTAGAGGGGTATGGATTTTAATAAAGAATTCCAATCCTTTATGTCAATGTTGAAGTAAGTAAATAAATTTTATGGAGGTAATACAAATGGAAGAAAAAGGTTTAACAGTAGCAGACGCTCTTGCCCTACGTAATTCAGGTGATGACGGATTCGGTTTTGGTAATGGTGGCGGTTGGTGGGTAATTATTCTTATCCTCTTCTTAATGTCTGGCTTTGGTCGTGGATTCGGCGGCTATGGCAATGGAAACGGAAATGGAACAGATACCAACACAATCTTTGTACCATACGGCGGCGCAGGATTCGGAAACGGTTATAATAACTGGAATCCATGTTGTTCACCAGCTACAGCACAGGGCATTTCTGATGCATTCAACTTTAATGCTTTAGATAATGGCATTAGAGCGACTCACGAGGCAGTAACAGATGGTTTCTATACTAATAATTTAGCAACTACAAACTTAGGTACTGCCGTTCAGCAATCTTTTGGTCAGGTTCAGTTACAGAACTGCCAAGGATTTAACTCTGTAATTAATGCTACAAATAGTGGTGTAAATTCACTTAATGCCGCATTTAATGCAGGAATTAATAATCTCAATACTGGAATGACTGCAGGCTTCAACAACCTAAATACAAATGTAACTGGTAGCACAAATTCACTCCAGAATTCTCTATGTAATGGATTTAATGGAGTGCAGACTGCAATTGCCAATACAAACTGCAAATTACAAGATTGCTGCTGTGAAAACAGAGAAGCCTTAATGCAGACAAATTTTGCAAACCAAACTGGCTTTAATACTTTAGGTACAGCCATTGCCACAAATGCTTGTGACATCGAAAGAGGACAAGACGATATTCGTTATTTAATGGCACAAAATCAAAACCAAACAATGATTGGAATTGACCGTCTTGGCGACCGTTTAATCGACTATATGAATCAGAGTAAACTTGATGAACTTCGTACTGAACTCCAGAACGCTAGATTCCAAATCTCTCAGGCAGAATAGACTGATGCCATTATTAATCAACTCCAGCCAATTGCAAAACCATCTTGGCTTGTAAACTCTCCTTATCAGTCTTTAAATTATAATGGCGTAAATGCTTGCGGTTGCGGAAATTTCTGAGGAAGTGATATAAATGGCTTGCCCAAATGTATCATGTCTTTGTAATCACTTAATACTCTCTCAGAGTGTGACCTTTGCAGACGATACTCTTTTAATTGATTTGCCGGCAGGCACATATGAGAACGGAGAGAAGTATTGTATTGTTGTTGCCTAGGACATTCCTGAGGATACAACAATAGCCGCC